CAGGTCCCTGACCATCTTCTCAACGTCGTCTGGCGAATGTTCACCGTGAGAATCACTGATCCGGAACCGCATGTCAGCTACATACTGTGCCGCGTCTTCTCGACCAGCCTTGCGCAGCTTCTGCGCCAGGTTCATGCTCGCGGAGTCACCATGCATGACCATGTTGTCACCTGCGATTTGCTCCCAGTTCCATCGGCGACCCGACGCGGGCAAGGAGTGGGGCAGCGACGCCTGAGTCTGTTGCTCGGCTTGCCGGGCCCGGATGGCGGCGATTCGGTCACCCCGGTCCAGGCTGGTGCGCTTGATTCCCAGCTGACCCTCAAGGTTGGCCAACTGGGCTGGGCTCATGTCTTCCAGGTCCTGCTGCCGTAGGGGCTGCTCATGGACTTCCTTGGGCGCCGGCAGGATGTCTTCGGCCGTGATCTTCCGCGCGATGCCGGGGGCCGCTGGACCTGTCGGCTCAGGCTTGCCCCCTGGTCCGAGGCTACGTAGCGCTTCCCCCTGCAGTCGGGCGGTGACGTTCGACTGAATGATCTTCTGGGTGAGGACCGGCTTGGTGTCCTTCGAGGCGACCGGGATCCCGGACGCCTTGGCGATGTTCACTAGCTCGCCTTTGGTGCGGTTCTTCAGGAAGGCCTCACCCTCCTCCCGGGTCTGCATCGTCTTCATGGCGTCCACAGCGTTCTGGGCACCCTGCGACGGTGGAGCGGCAGCCGTGCGCTTGGCCACTACCTGCGCCTGGAGCTTCTCGGCCGGGATGTCAAGCAGTTCAGCGGCTGCCTTGGTGGTCTTCTTCTCCTCCGGGGTCAGCTTGGTGTCCGGTGCCGGCGGGGCCGCCTTCTTAGCCGACGGGCGCCGGGTCTTCTTGAGCCGCTCCGCCAGGGCCATCCACCGATCCCCTTGGGCAGTCAACCGGGCCGAAAGCGCCTGGGCCTCCTCCAGCTTCGCCTGGGCCTCCTCCCTGGTGTAGGGGAATCCTGGTTGGCCGGCATTCTCGACACGCTGCTTCCAGGAGTTGACGGAAACTCCATCATTAACGGCAGCCTTGTAGTAAGGGCCGGCTTTAGCGAACAGTTCCAGCTCTCGCCCGGCGGCGGCAGGACTCACCGGCTTCTTGTTTCGCTCACCACCGCCGTCTAGAAGTTCCTGCATCCACTTCAGGGCCGGTTCATCTTCGGTGTCCATGTCCAGGCCCTCGGCCAGGAGGCGGGCGTCCACATGTCCAGGCGTGGTGGCCTTCTTCGGCTCCAGCGGGGCCGGGGCCAGCTTCTTGGGCGCAGCCTTCTTGGCGGCTCGGGACTCTAGTTCCTTACCGGCAACCTTTCGGATCAGATCCTGGAGCAACTCCTCCTTGGTGTTGCCCTTCAGTTCACCAAACCCGGCAATCCTGCCCGCCTCCCGGACCTGGTCCGGGGTGGCAGCCTCCATGAGAGCCACAGCCTTGTCATCGAGCTTGGCCTTGATCTCATCGGGGGTAGCGGCCGGAGCCTTGCGGAAGTGGTCCCGCATGAACTTGGAGGCAGCCTCCTGCTTACGGATGCCAAGACGCAACTTGTCCCGCTCGCCCTGCAGCCGAGTACGTTCCTCGGTGTCCAGGTCCCCCCGCAGGTCCTGCTCAACCTCGGCCAGATCCGCCTTGTTGAGGTCGATGTCGTTCTCCAGGCGACGGATCCCCTCATCGGGGGTAATCCGGCCGGCGGCGACATCGTCACGGACCTCGGTGATAGATCGCCCGGCAGCGGTGTCAGGAATATTCATGCGGGCCCGGTCCCAGGCTTCTTCGAAATCAGACTTGCGGTCCGGGGCCTGGATGGGCTTCTGGGCAGCCGGGGCATTGGGTTCAACAGATGCTGGCGGCGTTTCAACGTCAACCACGGCCCGTTCCAGCATGCTGCGGCGGCCGGTGTCAGGATCAGTCCATTCGACCCCTGGCCGGAAGATGCGGACTGGTTGACCCGGATCGATGTTGTTGCGTCCATTCAGGGGGGTGTGCCGCTGCGGGTCGAAGGTGCTGACCTCGTCGGTCCTGCCCAGGAAGCTGGCCCCGTTACGCTTCATGATGTCCTGGAGCACGTTGCGGACATCGTCGGGAGACGAGGAGATGGCCCCATTGAGGCGGCGGGCATCGTCGGGGGTGAGGTCGCCTCGGTTCAATCCGGCGGTGACCCGGCTTTGTAGAGCCCTGGCCGATGCCTGGTTAGTGAGGTCCGCCTCCATCTGGGTGGTGACTCGGCCCAGATTCCGGATCGTGGTGGCCTTCTCGACCCGAGCGTCTTGCCCCTGGTTACGAATTCCCTGCTTGATCTTGTCTTTGGTCCAAGACTTTGGAGCCTTTACCCCCCGTTTCTCAGCCTCCGCCAGGAGTTCGGCCTTGGTCATCTTGTCCAGGTCAGGTGCGGCACCTGGCTCCGGGGTCGGCTTAACTACACCACCTTCACGGTGGAAGGTGACGTTCTTACTGCCCTTGGCCGAATTCAGGGGCTCGCGGCGCCCACCTTCCCAATCCACAAACTTCCTACGCGGGCCTAGGTCGACTACCCGGCCATGGGCCGGAGCTTCACCAGGTGCCTGCCATACGGCAATGTCGCCATCTTGGAGCTTGCTAAGTGGTACCCGAGGAAGATTCTCGGGAGCCTCCGGGATGGATACTGCACCAGGCTCCTGACGATGGGCCGGTAAAGCCTTCTCGGCGGCAACCTTCTTGACTGGGATGACCCGGCCGAAGTCATCCTTGCTCGGGGCGGCCTTCTTGGCAGGAGCAGCCTTCTTGATTGGCAGCACCTTGGCAAGGGTGGCCTTCTTCGGGGCCACCGGTGGCGGTGCCTCTGGCTCCGGGGTCAGCAGCCTGCGCTTACGTTCCTCCCTGTCCTGGATGGCCTGAGCCTTGGTGGCCTTGAATGACTTAATGCTGGTGACCTCGCGGCCACCTGCCTCGCCGGGCAGCTCTCGCCGCTTCTCCCCGCCGGCCTGACCGATCGGGGTGACCTTGCTTGGGGCGGCCTTCGGGGCAACGGCCTTCTTGACCGGCGCCGGCTCCTGGCGACGCTGCAGTCCGTACTCCTTGGCAATGGTGTCAGCCAGCTGATCCTGGGCCTTGATGTCGTCAGCCAGGGTGGGATCCTGGCGCCCCGTCTTCAGGTCATCTTCCTGCAGCCCACGGTTGCGCTTGATGTCGGTCTCAAGCTCCCGGAGCATGTCTTCAGGGTTCTTCTTGCCTGACGCGACGCCAAGGTAGGCGTTGTTCCACTGCCGGCGACGGTCCCCTTCTGACGGGGACGGTATCCCTGCCTCCCGAACTGCTCTACGCAGGTCGGGGGCCGGCGCAGCGGGAGCTTCAGGTGTGGGTGTCTGCGGTGGCGGGGTCTGGGCAATCTCAGCCGTGCCCTTGCCCTGGGTGTCGGGGCCGCCGAGGGCTTCGGTGACCACCGGTTCGTTGCGTGCAGGGGGCTCACCTGGTGCATTGGGGGCACCCTGGGCCGGGGGCAATTGGGCCGGCTGCTCGGCCTTGACCTGCTGCGTACCCTGGGCGATCTCCTCCTGGTTGATCTGGGCGTCGGTGCGGACCCCCTCCCGCTTGGCCTGCAGCTGTTGTCCGCGCAGGATCCGAGCCTCGCGCTCCTGTGGGCTCAGGCCAATGCCGCGAGGGCCACGGTCGATGGGCTCCGGGGTCTGCCCAGGAGTACGGGGGGTGGCCACAGCCATGACGTAGAAGCCACCGCGACCGTCAGACCTCACCTTGGTGATGCGCAGCTCCTGGTCCCGGTCCAGGAACATGCCCCGGTCGTTCTGGGATCGGGCCGGGATGATGGCCTTGGTCCCCTTGGGTACGGCCACCGACATCGTGACCTTGCCGGGGCCGTGGTTCAGCGGAGTGCCGATGTTCACGGCCCGGTAGCCCCGGTCGGCGATCAGGCGCCCGGTGAAATCCTCCAGTCCTCCGTCTTCCAGATTCATGGTTTCCGGGGTCAGGCCAAAGGCCTCCGGCCCCATGGTCTGCGAGACAACAAGCTCACTGTCCAGGTTGATGGAGCTGTCATCCATCATCTTGACGAACTTCTGCGTCGGTGCGTCCATGTCACCGTCACGCAGATGCTGCTGTGCCTCGTCGTAGTCAGCGTGGAGGCGATGGTAGTCGGTCCCGCCACCGAACCGTCCAGGCTTGGCCCGGTTGAACAGATACTGTGCCGCCTGGCCATCGGACTGGAACGTGCGGGGGCTGAACCGCTCCAGGAAACCGGAGATGGCATCGATGACATTGGCCGCCATCTGCCACTTCTTCCGGAAGCGGCCATGCCTGTCTCGCGGGTGGAGAAACTCATCCCGCGAGCCCCACGAACCGCCCAGCCCCGCCACCTGTTACCCCGCCGTCTGCTCCGGGACAGGTGCAGGCGCCTGTCCCCCGCCACCGCCGCCGGGTTCGGCCACGATGGAGTTCTTGCAATCAGCCTCGGCCGCGATCTGCCAGGCCACCTCATCCATGCCGGCCGCGTCGGTGGCCGACTGGCCATCGGCCGGAGCGGCAGTGTCCGGCGCGACCGGGGCCGGCACCGGAGCCCCCGCCGCCGGTGCCGGGGCAGCCGGGGCCGGTGCGGCGACCGGGGCCTGGGGGTTAGTCACGAGTCAGCGCCTCCTGTAGCCGTTGGGCACGCTCACGCTGCTCGTAGATCCTGTCGTCGTCGAGCAGGTCCGTGAGCCGGTTGATGCGCTCCTGCTGGTCGGTACCGTCCGCTACGGCGGCCTGGATGGCGGCGACAATCCCACTGGGCGCGGTGAACTGCTCCGGCTCCTCGTCGTACCAGACTGAACCTGCTGCCACCAACGCCATCTGCTCATCGTCTTCCATTGAGTACACCGGGAAGGCGGGGGCGTTGACGGCGAGTGCTGCGGTCAGTTCCAGGCTGCCCTTCTCCCGGCGCCAGTCGCCAGATAGCGGGGACCGACGTAGCTTGGCCACCTTGTGCGGAGTGGCTTCGGGGACGATGGCGCCGGAGAACCAGATCCCGAACTCGTCCTCGCCGCAGCGGATGACAGCGATTTCGTCACCGGTGTTGTCGTAGTGCAGGGCGGCAGCCGAGTAGCCGAGGTTGATGCTGGCGTGGCGAGTGTCCATGACGATCTTGCCCACGGACACCTCTTCACCTTCGGCGGTGAACACGGTGCCCAGATGGAACGGGGCATACCCCTGCCGCGAGTGCGGCGCCATGACACACTCCCGCATGGCCACGTCACGGTGGCACTCGTTCCAGGCAGCCAGGTGCCCGAAGACGTGGCCCTCATCGGTGACCGTGAGCCGGGTCTTCCTGCTCAGGCCAGGATCTTCGAACCAGGCCTTGGGTGGGTTGACCGGGAACCCGGTGCTGGAGTACTGATCCTTGGAACCGTTACTGGACATGGACTTCTCCGAGATCTCGATACCAGCCTTATCGGCCGCCGCCTTGATGCGTCCCTTGATCTGGGCCAGCTGCTTGGCGTCGTAGAAGTTGGCGTTCTCCGGGACATTGATGTATGCCCATGCGGCTCTGATGTGGTCTGGGGTGTCGATCGGGTAGCGCTTCTTGTTGTCCCGGTAGCCAGGGTCGGCGTACTTGACGTCTCCGTACGGTTCCGTGACAGCGAACATGTTGGTCGTATTGGTGGTGGACATCTGTATCCCCTCCTGTGCCGACCTGTCCCAGGGAGCCCGGATGCTGCTGTCATTGAAGGCCGTGGCCATCTCCGGGTAGATCTCGCTGATCACGTTTCGTAGCTCAGCTTGATCCTCTTCCGGTACTCCTGGCAAGCCACCATGCGCACCAGACAACAGGGCCGCCGCCGCATAGATGGCGTGGAAGATCAGCGTCAACCGGTTGCTGATGACGTCGCCGACCGGCAGCCGGTACGAGGTGGGATCGGTCGGGGGCAGCTTCGGGTCGTAGTACATGAACGCCCGGCGCAGCTTGTCCACGTCGGCGCCACCGGCATTGACCCCGGCCCAGGCCGCGATCCGCTTCACCGCATCGTCGTTGTCGAACACGGCGTCACGAGGAGCCAGCGGTAGACCCTTCCACCCCCGGGTGTTGACAGCGGCAGTGATGGCCTTGGGGCCACAGCCACAGTCCTCTTCCTCCATCTCCATGGCCATGTCCGGGTCATCTTCAGGCCAGTCATAGTCACCGTCAGCCTCGAACGTCATCAGACGCATGGAGGCGAAGGCGGGGATAGAGACCAGCGTGATACCACCGATCCCGAACCGGGTCATGTGCTCGAAGCCGGTCTCCGGGTTGACCGCCACGTTCACCGAACCGCCGGGATCCAGGCTGGGGCCGGAGACGCCCCGCTCCACCAGGTGCCGGGCCTTCTTGACGTCGGGGATGATCTCCTCATCCAGGTAGTCGCCCCAGGACCAGGCCCAGTCGGCACCCATGTGATCCGGCCCGTACGTGATGCCCAGCATCCGGCCGACGGTGACTGACCCGTCATGTCCGGGCCCGGTGCGCTCCCGCCAGTTCATGGCTAGGGGCAGGCTGCGGTGGTACAGGGCGCCCGGCTCAAACACCCTGGTCCGTCGAGGCTCCCCGGTAGGGCGCCCGATGGGGGCGACAGGTCCGGCCCACAGGTACTTGCCCAGGTGTGGCTGCATGTCCAGCAGGGCCTGGGACGCAGCGGTCAAGGCAGCCATCTCGTCAGCCCACAGAACCGACTGGGCGGCCGTTAGACTGTGCTCTCCTGGGTGGCCTTTTCCGGGTGGGGCCCCCAGGGCTTTCTGGTGCAGGATGTTGCACAGGCCCTCTGGGTTCTTGGGGAAGTATTTGCGGAGGTTTCTCACGCACCTGTAAAAGTCCCGGGGCAACCCCCATCGAATCTTGGCTGCACCTTTACCGGCGAGCCAGTAACGGGCCAAAGCTGGAGGCATCCCTCGGGCGGGATTCGGGTCGACCATTACCGTCCCTCCTCATTCAGGATGACTAGATCGCAGCGGCAGTTGATGACAGATTCTGGTGGCCCGATAGGGTCGCCGGGGAACATTAAAGGGAAGCCGTCCACATAGAACGGCATGCTCAGGTCCCGGACCTCACCGTCTACCTCTCGATGCGAGGTCCGAACCCGGCTATCCCGCTCGGTATCCCAGCGCTTTCGCAGAAGGCGGCCAGTGACCCGGCTCTGCTCAAGTCCCGCAGCAAGGGTCCCAGCCCCGTAGGCACGGGTGGTTTCCGTTTGAGCGATAACTGAAGCACGGTTCGGCCACCGCTCGGAGTCTGTGTATGTAAGGACACGGTCCACTCTTTGTGCAACCTGATCCTTGGACTCACCCGCATTCACCCCATCGGTGATCTCAGCGAAGACGAGGTTGTAAACCTCATCAGGAATCCGGACCAGGAAGTTCTGCGTCTCAGCTAGCTGGGCCATGACGAAGCTGTGCCTGGATACCGGGGGAACATCGGTGGCCTGGCTCCAGGCGTTCATGGAAATCTGCCCGATGGTGGTCAGGATCGTGTCGACCTCGTTGTTCCATTCACCTTGGGTGCTGTAGATGGCGGTGGGATCTGGCTGCATGGAGAACCGACGCCACGGAGCCATGACCACGGCGCGTACCCGCCCCAGCCATCTGCGCAGTGCGCCAGCCACCACACCCTCCAGGTGATTCTCGTCGTCGTTACGGGCCATCGAGCAGGCCACACTGAGTGAGATACTGCTTCAACAAGATGGGGTGGTGGGGCTTTTGCCGGACGATGAGGGTGGTGCAGTACTTGTCCAACGCTGCCTGAAGCTGCACAACCTCGATGTCCGGATCTACCTGCTGGGCGAGGATGGCGAGGTGGTCCCAGGCGTCACTGAGCAGGCGCCCCACCCGGTCCGGGTCACCGGGAGCGAGCTTTGTGTGCAGTTCATGGACCGGGGCAGAGAACTGGGTCCGATTAACATTCCCCGCCAGACGTTTACCTACCAGTTCGAGTGCCCGCAGGACGGAAGCGTTTGCTACCACAAACAGATTCAGGGGCGTTACGTCTGGTACTCCCGCCGCTGCCGTCACGCTCGCAGGCGTGCCGCTGGGCGCGGCCGGCGGACCCCCAGGCGCGTTCTGCGCCTCCGTCACCTGTGGTATCGGACCCCCTGCCGTTGGTGAGATCCCGGTAGGTGGCGGTGGCGGCGGTGGGGGTCCTGCCCCCGGCATACCTGGCGTCTGGGGGGTCACCACGGTTTCCGGGGGCAGGATGTCATCGGTGAATCCGGCGATCTTCCGTACAGCGGGGATCTGGAACAGGTTCGGATCCCGCAGCATCAGTTCCCTGGTGAACTTCTCCAGGTTCTCTTCAAGCTTCGGAGCGTCACTGATTTTGTAGTCGCCAGACAGGCGCACTGCTTCTGCTGAGACGATGCCATCCCGGTAAAGCTCATGAGTTTCCTTCAACCGTTCAGGGCGTACGGTCAATGGAGCTGTGTCGTACCAGAAGACGTAGCGGTCGGGATCCTCGCCGAGGACCTTCAGGGCCGGCTGAAGATAGGCAGTAGTCAGGGCGTCACAGATCCGGGTCATCAAAGGTTCAATGTGAACCTTGATCTGACCCTCCATGATCTGCCAGGCCCCCCAGTGGTTGGCTTCCCCGGCGCCGGACAGGATGCTCGGGTCGATGTCCATGGACAGGGCGAAGCGTCGAAGCGCCTCGGCGCGTAGTTCCAGTGCCTGCTTGGACAGCTCACTGCCGAACTGGATCAGCTCGATCTTGCCCAGGGCCTCCAGCGGCATCTCCACAATCGTGGGTACGACGCCGGCCGCCGTGCCTTCGCCTTTCAGTGAGGCCGAGCCGGTCTTCATGAGCACCTGGGTCAGACCTTCGGCCCCAGGGATCTCCACGTCCTCGTCCGGGAAGCTGACCTCTTTGGGGATGGGCAGCAGTCCGGCGGACACCAGCCGGGAGTCGATCTGACTGAACACGTAGCGGGTCAGGCGCTCGATCTCCCACAGCATTGGCATGGCCGCCCGGGTGGGGGAGTCCGCCCACAGGGAATGGTTCGGGTGCGGCGTCCACACCCTGATGATCATGTCCCGCTCGGGGTTGAGCTTCTCCGGTTCCCCGGTGTAGGACACCATCTCCACGACACCGGTACGGGAGTACCTCTTCAACTCCGTGCAACTGAGCACGTACCACTCATCAGAATCGACCTCGTTGCCCCGGCCCACGATGTAGGCGTCCCCGGCGATGGTCAGATTGATGCCGAGCATGCGCAGTGCCTCGGACTTGTGCGACGGGTCCCCGAATAGGGTGTCAGCCAGCCCGGCAATCTTCTTACGTCGCTCCGGAACCTCCTGTTGCACCCGGCCGTTGGTGTCGACTTCGGCCACGTAGATACGGACTCGGGAGCAGGCGGCACCGATCCAGCTCGCCACGAAGTGAAGCTCGCCGATGATGTCGTACAGTCGCCAGGCCTCCTGCTGCCAGGAGGTGTCGCCGACCTTGTATGCCGGCCACGCTCGACCGTCCAGGTTCTTGATGCGTACAGCGGATGCCGTCAGGCTCTGACCCTGGTGAGCGGTGGGAGCTGGTGGACTCATCCGCTGTCTACCCAGACGCATCGTCACTCTCCTCGGTCGTTGAGCAGACCGGCCACCATAGATGCGGCGGGGATGGCAAACGCCGCTATTACCCAGGGATGGGGGAGTAGGACGGACAGCGGCATAATCGGCACGGCAATCCAGATGCTCATACACCAGGGACAGTGCACCAGGTATGAGGGCAAGGATTCCGTGCCATAGCGCCTAACGATCCATTGGCGCCAGCGCACAGTGAGACGGTCCTCCACCAGCAGCCGCGTAATCCTGGCTACTGCCAAAGCGGCCACCACGAGAGAAACGATCACGTCATTACTCTAAAGGCGACCTGATGGCAATAGCTAGTGGCCACGAAGTCAGTGCCCGAGCAAATTGCCTAAGGCATAGATGTCCTGATTGATCTGGAAGTCGTACTTGCTGGGGTCGGAGACGCCCAGCCGGCGCCGTTCACCCTCCATCAGCTTCAGGCAACCGTGGACCATGGCGTCCATCCGGTCCGGGGACTCCCGAGTGGACTCAGGGTCGAAGCGGACCATCTCGGTCTCAAGTTCCGGGTGCATTCCCACCATGTGCAGCCGACCCTGTTCGCTGCGCATGGCTACCGGCTCGGCCCGGGTCCGCTTGCCGTGCTTGGCGTGCACCTTCTTCATCGGCGGGGAGGTGTGCTTGGGGAACAGACCCAGTTCGATGCATTCCTGGTAGGCGTCACGGAGCACCTCTTCAAGGAACCGCTTGCCCAGGTTCTCCTCGTACACGACCAGATCAGCAGCGAACTCGGCACACGTACGCCAGATTGCCAGACAGGCAGCTCGGCCAGAATCTGGGACCGACCGGTCCGCCAAGATGTAGATGTGGTTGTTCGCCGTCCGGGCCACCACCACGATGCCGAAGTTAGCGTCTTCCCCGGTCAGGTTCGGGTCGCAGCCCACCACGGTAGAGACAATGTCGTCCGGAATCTCGCTGACCCGGTGCTTGGCAAGGTCACTGCGCTTAAACAAGCCGCCGCTGCCCAGGTCCAGTAGCTTGCCGTACAGCTCCTGCTCACCCAGCGCGGTCCCGGCGTAGCGCAACTTCAGCTCGGCCAGGGCGTAGGCCGACAGGTTAGTTGCATTGTCAAATGTTGACCCGGTAATGACATGGATGGTGCCGTCGTCGCGGGCCAGCCACTCCTCCAGCAACTGGATCGGCTTGGGGGTGGTGGTGACGAAGGCCCGAGGGTGGTCATTGATCAGGTCAGCCCGCAGGGCCGGCAGGAGGCCCTCATACCAAGTTTCGTATGGCTTGATCCACTTTGCTAGCTCATCGCACAGAATGCCGGCTGCGTTGTATCCCCGGCCGGTGTCCGGGTCGTCGGCGCCCTCTAGGTAGATCTTGGCCCCGTCCGGGAACAGCACCATGGGTCGGGGACTCTGCTTGTATCGATGATCAACTCTACGGCGGTTGAGTACGTTGAGGATCCCGCTGGGGCCCTCCGCGTTGATGGTCCTGGCGTCGGCCAACGTGTCCGCCACCACCAGCCACTCGGTAGGCACCCCATGCCGGTCAAACGGATGCTGGAGTACCCGCTCCACGATCCACTCTGAGCCGGCCCGACTCTTGCCGAAGCCGCGACCGGCCAGGGCCAGGCACACCAGCCAGTTGCCCTCCGGTGGCACCTGCTCTGGTCGGGCCGTCCACCACCACTCGTCGTTGAGGATCTCGGCCAGGATCTCTTCGGGCAGCCCGTTGACCCATTCGTCTCTTTCCTCCTGCGGTAGGAGGGAGACTCGTTCTGCCAGGGAGAGACCCATATGATCACATTAGCGGCGTTCGCTGTCGGCGAACAGAAATCGGCCTTGACAACCCACCCCTAGGTACGGGTAGAGTCTGCTTCGTTCGACAGCATCGGACGAGCAGCCAGATCCGCCAGACCGGGGATACTTCTGATTGATACTCAGGCACACACTCCTCGATCGATTTTGTTGCCTGGCTGCCCCTAACTTGACATGTGAATACATAGTTGCCAGATCCGCAGGCTGGGGTTACTTCCCTCTTAAGGAAAAGGTTATTGGTTCAAGTCCAATCGGCTGGGTAAAACCGGCCGTAGCTCAACGGCAGAGCATTAAACCTCAGTCGCCTTGTTGCCTGGCAACACTTACCTGACGGTCAGGCACCCGGTAACGTGCTGGTAGTTCGAGGGGCTCGAATATAGGACCCAGCAGACCGTCACTAGCTTGGTCCCTGTCGTCCAACGTCAAGACACTCCGCCTAAAGCGGAGAGACGCTGGTTAAACTCCAGCTGGGGGCCGACCACTTCGGTACCAGATCCGAAGACACGGGTTACTTCCAAGGGGGAAGTGGAGGTATCGAATCCTCCACCCCCTGCCACGTAGGGGGGTTGTGTAAGTAGCACGCCTTCATGTCACCTGCGTCGTCCCGTTGACTGGTGCCACTAAGATTCAACCTAGACTCCCTCCGGGGGGAGATGGGGTGCCAGGTCTCCCGTGGCTGAGAAATGACCTGGATCTAAAGGGGCCGGATCCCTGCTGACACAGCGATCCGGCCCCTTTCCTATGTTTCGAGAGAGGAGAGTCATGGCGAAGTTGAACAAGAAGGGTGTGAAGACCGCCAAGCCATCGGCTATCGGCTTCATCCGTACTGCCACGGCCCCGGACACGAAGACGTTCGAGGGTGCTGCGGCCTGGTCCCGCGACGCCAAGTCTGATCTGTTCCTCCTCGCCGTCACCAACTTCTACGGGGAGGACACGTTCTATGAGAAGGCCGGCGACCGGAACCAGCGGTACATCGAACTCATTCATCGTGTCGCCCGTGAGGACCCGGCTTGGCTCGGTGCGTTCCTGCCCTGGCTGCGGCGCACGGCAAACATTCGTACGGCAGCTGTGGTGGGAGCTGTCGAAGGCGCCCGAGTCCTGGCACTACCGGACCAGCCGGGCGGGCAGGTGGGACCGGCCCGCCGGCTTGTCCGTGAGACTTTGCTCCGTGCAGACGAGCCAGCCGAGGCTATGACCTACTGGCTGTCCACGTACGGGAAGAAGATCCCCAACCCGATCCGTCGGGGTATCCGTGATGCGGCTCAGCGGCTGTACACGGAGCGGAACTACATCAAGTGGGATTCGGACCAGAAGTCGATCCGGATGGCCGATGTGGTGGAGTTGGTTCACCCGGTCCCGGTGGATCAGTCGAAGTTTGACCACCGTAACCGGACTCAGTCGGCGCTGTTCAAGTACATGATCGACAGCCGGCACCGTCCTACCGAGGTGCCGGACGAGCTAAACATGATCCGCTACCGGCAGGTACTACTTGGAGACCTTCGGAATCCGGCAGAGCGCCGGAAGTTCCTGGAAGACCCCAAGGTGGGCGAGGTCCTGGCTCAGGCTGGGATGACGTGGGAGGCGCTGTCCTCGTCGGGTCCCATGAACAAGGAGGCTTGGGAGTCGATCATCCCGAGCATGGGGTACATGGCTCTGCTGCGGAACCTGCGCAACTTCTCCGAGGCTGGGATCTCGAAGGAGCTGGTTGCATACGTTGTCAGCCGGCTCAGCGATCCGGAACAGGTTGCCCGGTCCCGTCAGCTGCCGTACCGGTTCCTGACGGCGTACCTGGAGGCGACCAACACCAACTGGGCCCACGCCCTGGAGACGGCGCTGGACCTGTCGACGCAGAACATCCCGGCGTTGCCTGGGTCCACACTGGTCCTGGTGGACACGTCGAGTTCCATGACCCACAAGGTCAGTGCCAAGTCCAAGGTCACCCACGTGATGGCCGGTGCCCTGTTCGCCATCACGCTGGCCACCAAGGGTGAGCGCGTCGACCTGCGGGGGTACGCCGATGGCGTGTTCCGGCACCCAGTGGGCAAGGGGGTCAGCGTCCTACGGGAGGCGGACAAGTTCATGCGTCGCATCGGCGAGGTCGGCCACGGTACGCAGACGGCCATGTCCCTGCGCGCTACCTGGAACGGGCATCACCGGGTGGTTATCGTGACCGATGGCCAGACGTTCGGGCCCGGCCGTGGTTGGGGTGGCGGTGACGTGGGGACACAGATCCCATCCAACGTCCCGATCTACGCCTTCAACACCACCGGGTACGCGCCGGCCATGATGGAGACCACGAAGACCCGGCACGAGATGGGTGGTCTTACTGACCACACGTTCGCCATCATTCCGTTGGTGGAGGCTGGCCAGCAGGCCAAGTGGCCGTGGGAGGAGCAGTGAGCCTTCAGTACACTCGTGACCGACTCATCGGTCACGACTACCCTGGCGTCCTGTCCAACGGCTGGCTGCAGTATGAGCTGGACGAACTGGAGCTGGGCGCCAGGGCAGCCATTGGTCTCGACGATCCTGAACAGTGGTGGTGGGAGCTGTATGGCCCCAGAAGCGAGGCTGACCTAACCTGACTTGGGGCCATGCTGCCAGGGGAGAGCCCTGGAGGCGGTTGTCTCTCCGCCACGAAACAGCCCCATGGAACAACCCCCCGTCTGTAGTGCGGGGGGTTGTTCCGTTTCTGGGTCCCGATCGCTAGGATCTAGGTCTCTAGGGAGGGATCCCGACTTGTCTGACTGGGAAGAACTCGGCCGTAAGGTCGTGGCTGACGGTGACCTCACCCGGCTGCGCAAGACGCTGGGGCTCAACCGCAGCTCCATGTCCGAACTGCTGCAGACCTCCGTGGTCACGTACACCCAGTGGGAGTACGGCGGCGTGCGCCTGTGGCCGACCACCGCCGAGCGGATCGGCCGGTTCTACCACCTGGCGCACAACCACCTGGACCTGCTCAACGAGGCCGGTATCCCGATGAGTGAACTGATCCCCCTGCATCACGCGACCAGGACGCTGGGGGTCTCGCAAGGACTTCTGCTCAAGCGCTACCGAGAGGGGGTTGTCGACGCAGAAGACCTTGGGATCCTGGGACTGTGGCTCTATAAAGAGGATCTTGAGAGGATTCGTGACGTACTATGATCAACATCCCATGGCTACCCGTAGAGGGAGAAACCTGCCACAAGCGCAAGGGCAAGAGGTGGTCCCACACGTACTGCGAACTGCCGCCGAACCATCAGCACGAATATGTCGGGGGGCTCATCTACCCTTGGCATCTCGGTCGGGACACGGCGAAACGGTGGCATTCGTGGCGTTGAGGTGTGTGGCATGCGGGGGCGACATGGATCCCGTGCTCGCCCCCGCCGTCACGCATCCGGCGTGCGTACCCGCGTTCGCTGAACTTCAGGACGAAGATCCCTTCTCTCAGCTTCTGAAAACGAAGCTGATCGAGATGATCCTGTGGGCGGACAAGCAGAATCCCCGCTCCAAGCAGGTCAAGATCGGTCCATCCGAAATCGGGGACCAATGCGACCGGCGGATCGGCTACCGGATTGCCCAGGTCCCACACTGCAACACAGACTTCGACCCCTGGCCAGCCATCGTGGGCACGGCAGTGCATTCCTGGCTGGATAAGGCGGTCCAGGACTGGATGGTGGACCAGGCCGACCCAGCCTGGTCCACAGAGACCACACTGTCCATGAGTGAGTTCGTGGAGGGCCACTCGGATCTGTACAGCCACACCTTCCAGGCGGTGATCGACTGGAAGGGCGCCGGCCCCGATGTCATGCGCAAGGTCCGCAAAGACGGGCCACCGATCGGCTACATGATCCAGACTCACATCTACGGTTACGGCTTCGAGCAGAAGGGCTGGCCGGTCAAGAAGGTGGCCCTGGCCTTCCTTCCCCGCGCCGGCTGGCTCAAGGACATGTACGTCTGGTCGGTGGATTATGACCGATCCGTGGCTCAGGCGGCATTGACCAGGCTATATGGAATCGCGCGCAGACTCGTATCCATGGACGTATTGAAGCAGAGCCATAAATGGGCTGAGGTTGAGGCGACTCCCTCCAATGCGTGCGGCTTCTGTCCCTGGTATGACCCCGGGCGAAATGGTGAAGCCGATGTGACAGGATGCCCAGGACGATGATTTCCGGGGAGGTGAAAATGAACCAGGAACAGACCCAGTGGTATGCCGACATGGCGAAGGCCCTCAAGGCGCGTGACCACGCCGTACGGATGATCAGCCGCTGGCAGCAGCAGCTCGCCGACTCCGAGCACGAGGTGCAGAAGCTGTCGTCCATGCAGAACGCCGCGACTGAGGTGCCATACGACACGGCAGCGAACCCCGAGGCAGCAACTTTCACCGTCGATTAGTCGGAGCAATCGTGTCCTACGCTAACTTCGCCGCTCTTCTTGCGGCGGGCGAGCTGCCCGGCCGGGACTTCCGGATCCGGATGAACTACCTCGCTACCCCGCTCGCGGTTGTTGCTATCCATGGTGGTGGCATCGAAACGGTCACCAGTGATGTGGCGGAACAGATCGCCGCGATGACCTGGAGCAGCTACCGGTTCGAGGGCATCAAGCGGAGCGGGAACTCGGTACTGCACATCGAGTCCGAGGACTTCGACGAACCCCTGTTGCTGTGGCTGCTCAAGCAGACGCAGCGGGTGGTCACGATCCATGGCACTGCCGGCACGACGGAGGAGACCTTCGTCGGTGGACTGGACACCTTGGTCCGCGACCGGGTCATTGCCTCCCTCAACACGGAGGGCTTCTTTGCCTCCATCGCCACCGGGGACATCGCCGGCACCGACCCGGCCAACGTCACCAACCGTGGTACGACGGGAGCTGGGGTCCAGCTGGAACTGACCACGGAACTACGCAACAAGTTCGTCTCCACCAACACGGCAGCTGGGCGCAGGGTCACCCGCACGCCGCTGTTCTACGCCTACACGAACGCGGTAGCGCGCGCCATCGACGTACAGAACATTGATCAGGGCTAAGAGCAGGAGCAGAACATGGCTTTTGAGGAGCCGGAAGAGACCGGTGGCATCAGACTCAACCCGCGTGACATCGTCAACCACCTTCTCCTCGTCTGGGTGATTGACTACATCGCACACAGCCCGACCCAGTTCTCCCGGCCGGACAAGCCCAGCGACGTCATCGTGGTGGACGCGGTGGACCTGGACCAGGTCGACGAGAACGGTAGCGTCGGGCTGGTCGCCCGCAAGTGCTGGTGGCGACAGGCCCAACTGATCCAGGCCCTACGGGGCAAGATCGGTGGAGCCGATCCGCTTCTGGTCCGGATGGGTAAGGGCGGCGCCACCATGGGCCGCAACGCTCCGTTCGTGTTGGTCTCCATGACCGCCGACCCGCAGTGCGTGGGCCGGGCCGGGCAGTGGATGAAGATGAACCCGGACTTCGTCCCCAGCACCCCGGGCGTAGCGCCGCCGGTACCGTCGGGGGACTGGGGCCAGCAGGCGTCACCGCAGGGCAGCCACTGGGATCAGCCGGAGCGACCGGACCTGCCACCGCCCCGGCCGATCACCCCGGCGGAGGAAACGGTGCTGGAACGAATGGCTCGTTCCTCGGTACCTGGTACCGGTACCAGGTATCAGGGGAGCCAGGGACCTATCCCGTTCTAATTCCGCCCATGAAAAAGTCCCATGGATTCATTGATCCATGGGACTTCTTCTATGTGTACACATGGGCTCTGGTGTAGCGATCAGTTCGGTGTGATGATGAGTCCCTTGGCTTCGGGCGACTTGCCCCGTAAACGGAGAAGTCCCCCTCTGTTATCAGCACCGGGGGACCCCTCCTGAGAGGAACGCAAGATGAGAGTAGCGGACGTAGCCAGGATCTGGCAAGCAGCTGGCGTGTCCACTATTCCGATTCTTGATAACCAGACCAAACGGCCCAGTATCCGCTGGTCGCCCTACCAGGCCATTGTCCCCAGCCTGGAACAGGTGGACGAATGGTGGGGCAATGGTAAGCCGTACGGATTGGCCCTGATCTGCGGCGCCGTCTCGGGCAACCTGGAGATGACCGAGATCGAAGGCCGGGCCATGGTCTCGGACAAGCTCCAGGACCTGATCAACCGCATGGATGAGCTGGGGGTCGGGCACATCTGGGACCTGCTGTATGGTCCCGAAGGATTCACTGAGACCAGCCCCAGCGGCGGCCTACACTTCCTGTACCGCATCAGTGACCATGAGGTCCCCGGCAATACCAAGATCGCCGGGCGTCCGGCGACGGCGGAGGAGCTATGCGACAGGCCAGACGACAAGATCAAGGTCCTAGCCGAAACACGTGGCCACGGCGGCTACGTGATCACCGCGCCGACGCCAGGTATCTGTCATCCATCCGGCGAACCCTGGATCTTGCGCGAGGGAGCATACGGGATCCTGCCGACGATCACCTGGGAGGAGCGGAACCGATTCCACGTAGCACTGAGGCAGGCGCTGGACGAATCACCACCTGTTCCTGTGGTCCAACCATCCGTGTCGTCCGGCGCATTGATGGCAGCATCGTCTACGCCTACTGCACCGTATGTGGGCTCACACTCACCGGGCGACGAATTCGAGGCGAAGACTGACTGGACCGACATCCTGGTTGATTGGTATGAACATCCACGCCAGGGCCATGTACGCCAATGGACCAGGCCCGGCAAGGATCCACGGGATGGCATCTCGGCTACCACCTCTCGGGCCATGGATCGTGACCGGCTGTACGTGTTCTCCACCTCTACCGTCTTCCAAGCCGAGGTGCCGTACACCAAGTTCGGGGCCTATGCGCTGCTGAACCACGGCGGGGATCACAGTGCCGCCGCCAGGGAGCTGGCGCGCCTCGGGTTCGGTGAGTCCCGGACGCTGGCCACCCTCGATACGTTTGTCGTCCCAGCGGAGCCAGCCGAAAGCACTGAGGACAACTTTTCCTGTGACGATATGGGCAACGGGATGCGGCTGGCCCAGCAGGCGGCCCCAAACTTCCGCTGGGTGTGGGAGGAGAAGCGCTTCTATCGGTGGACGGGCTCGGTGTGGCAGCACGACTTCGACGGGGGCATCGTCCGTGAGATGGTGGGCGTCACCGACCGCCTGGGCCAGCTGGCAAAGGAGCAGGACAACGAGGCCCTCGGCAAATGGGCTAAGGCCTCCAGGTCCCACACCAAGGTCACGGCGGCCATCAACTCGGCGAAGGCGTTCGGTCTGACTCATTCAGCCGGCGACTGGAACCCGAACCGGCACCTGCTCAACGTCGGCAACGGGGTGCTGAATCTGCACACGGGTGAACTGCTGCCACATGACCGGTCGTACCTGATGACCCACACGTTCGGTGCCTCATACGATCCGGACGCACAGTGTCCCCAGTTTGAGAACTTCATGGCCCGTGCCCTGCCCGATGAGCAGATGCGTCGGTACGTGCAGCGAGCACTCGGTTACAGCTTGCTGGGAGACGCGGACCAACGGTCCATGTTCCTGGTGGTGGGACCCTCGGGTACGGGCAAGTCCACGCTGATGGACACCATGCGCGAGCTGTTCGACGGGTACGGCACCACAGCCCCGGCCGGCACCTTCCGGTCTGTGCGCGGAGAGAAAGGGCCCACCAACGACCTGCACTGTCTACGGGGCCGACGGTTTGTAGCCACGTCGGAGACGGCCGAAGCGGCAGCGTTTGACGAGGATCTGCTCAAGCGGCTGACCGGCCGGGATCGGGTGCAGTCTCGGGCCCTGTACCAGGAGCATGTGGAGTGGGTGCCTGAGTTCACGTTGTGGCTGGCCACCAACCACGCACCTCGGTTCAACAGCGACGATGACGCCATCTGGCGCCGGACGAAGATGATCCCGTTCAACACCGTGTTCCTGGGCGAGGGCCACGTCTCCGACATGTCCCGCAAGGTGCTGGTGCCAGAGGCGGACGGGATCCTGAACTGGCTCCTGGCTGGGCTGCGTGAGTACCTGGAGTCTGGCCTGGATGAGCCGGCGGAGGTTCGGGAGCTGGCCGCCGATCTTCGTACCCAGTCTGATTCGGTGGCCAGGTTCATGGATGACCGGATCACCGACGGCTGGCTGATGGTGGAGCCGGAACAGCAGATCCGCTCCTCGGAACTGTTCGCCATGTACATGGAGTGGTCCCGTCAGTCCGGGGAACGCCCACTGGGCAACCGTAGGTTCATGAACCGGATGGCGTCGAACTTCCCTGACCTGGGGCAGATCAAGATCAATGGACATCTGCACTGGCAAGGGGTGGGGAGAAACCAGACCACCTGGATAATCGGAGCGGGTTCGATTTGACGGCAGCCTTCTGACGCGCTACCTTCTGGTTGTACCCACCCCTCCCGGGGAGGGGCCAGAAGGGAGGATACGTGACGAAGGTTCCCATTGCGGACATCTTCACAGATCGGGTTCTGCCAAGCGACGCCAACATCGATGATCTTGCAAAACAGATCCAAGAGTCGGGCAAGGTTGAGCCGATCCTAGTCCGTGAGAATGGGACTCTCATCGATGGGCTGCGACGCATCAAAGCCGCCGAACAGCTCGGCTGGAAGCAGATCGATGCCGTCGTCTCCGACGACATTCGCCTGGTCTTGGGTCTCATTACCAAGAGCCATGTCGGTGTAAAGACGTCGATCCGAAGGATGTACGAGTTCAATCTCGTTCTCACGGAACTAAACAATCTACGCCTACGTAGATTCAAGGCCTCGGGCCAATGGACAATGGAGCAACGTCCACCGGAAGACCGGGACTTCCTTTACAACCGGGAAGTTTTCCAAGCCTTCGGGTTGCCGTATCGGTCAGCCTGGGGGAGGGCCATCCGGCTCTACCGCCTAGCCCTCCAAGGGGACGAATGGGCTCAAGGATTACTGAACGAGGTCGAAGTTGGGAATCGAACCATTGATTCGGCCGCCAACGTGATGGAGGAAAAGGGAGCCCTCGGCGGATATGTCCTGGACTCGGCGGAACAGGAGCAACTTCTCAAATCCGGTTTCCGTAAAATCAGAATCACCATCGAGGGCCTCAAGAAGGTAGGCACACCAGTCCAGTTCCCGCCGGAGCAATTCAAGTCATACCTCGAAGAAATCGATAGGCTCCGGCGATCCCTGCTCCTGATTCATCGAGCACTGAGAAAGGAAATGAGAAGGAATGAGCAATAGCAACGCTGAGCACAAGTTCTCCGAGGAGAGGATCCCGGTCACCGACCTGTCGATCGACCCGGAGATCCAGCGGTTCAACCTGAACCTGCGCAAGGTTGAGCGCATCAAGCGCAACTTGAACCCGTCCGCCCTGGGTGTGGCTACGGTGTCCCGGCGTAACCGGGTCACCAACGTCCTGCTCGACGGCTGGACCCGTCGGCAGGCGGTCGCGGAGCTGACCGACAACAAGGGAGATCTGCTCTGCCACGTGTTCGAGGGGCTGACCCGGGCCGAAGAGGCTCAGATGTTCCTCGACCTCAACGCTGGCAACCAGCCGACTCTGCTGGAGAAGTTCCGGGCCCGGATCGTGGCCGGCGACCCGGTCGCAGCTGGCGTGAGCAACACTGTACGGGCCTACGGCTTCGACATCGGCCCGCTGCCGGGAAACTCCATGATCCAGTGTGTGGGGGCCCTGGAGCGCATCTACCGCCGCTCGGTGGAGGCCGAGGCTGAGCCCAACTACCTGCAGATGGCGCTACTCGTGGTGACCCGCGCCTGGGGGATCGACCGGTTCGCTACCCAGGCTGTGGTCCTGGAGGGCCTGTCCTCGCTGTGGAGCGTGCACCGTGACCTGGTCGACGTCGACCGGCTGGTGAGCAAGCTGAGCACCTTCCCGGGCGGCCCCATGGGGCTGCACACGGACGCCACGCAGATGGCCTCGCTTCGTCGTGGGCACGTCTCCATGGCGATCGCGGAGCTGGTGACGGACGAATACAACAAGGGTCTGATCAAGAAGAAGCTGCCCAACTGGACGAGGAAGCGCCCGTGATTCCAGCCCCCAAGCTGGGCTGGATGGCCGGTGTCGTTGACCTCAAAGGCCGGTTGATCTACAAGAAGAACCGGCAGCGAGCAACGCCCCAAGTGGTCCTGATGGTGGAGTCGAAGGAGTACTCCATCGTCAGGGCACTGGGGGCGCTGACCGGCACTAAGGCCGAGTTCAAAAAGTCCCAGCCACTCAAAGAGTTCATGCGTCGGGGCTGCTCAGATCACTGCCCCGAAGCTCATGTCCACGTCTCTGATGACCGGGAGATGCCGCAGGTGGCCAGGTGGACGATCACGGGGGCCGGCATGGTGGTGGTACTCACCAACCTGATGCCGTACCTGACGATCGACCGGGGCTACACCGAGGCCATTGAACAGGTCAGAGGCAACACCGCCCTGGAGGGTCAGGGCAGTGGGATGGTGATGATGTCCCTGCAGCGCCTGCAGTCCCTGGACTGGGAGCTGCCCATGGAGTACGCCCAGGCCCTGCGGGATCACCTGGGAGAGGTACCTGACAATGAATAGCAGAAGGGC